ATCCATGAAACTAGGTTCTGGCGGCGGTACTGGTCGTGTGTCTGTTTCCTGTGTCTGTGGTGACTGGCTCTTTCTTTCTGCAAATTCATGTTCTGCAACAAGGCAATCATTTGAGTAAACTTTTTCACCATTTTTGTTCGTATAGTTTCCAGTCTGCCATTCACCACGCACATTTACTTTCGTGCCTTTTTTAAGATATTTCTCTGCGAATTCTGCATTTTTTCCAAGACATACGTAAGTGATAAAATCAGATTTTCTTTCTGTATTCTTTTTCACTCTTCTCTCGACAGCCAAAATATATCTTGCGATTTTGGTATCATTCGTTCCCATTCTGATATCTGGATCAGCAGTTAATCTTCCAGAAAGAATAACAATATTCACAATTTATCACCTCTCAATCTGAATGTCGCATCTAATAAGTGCGTGTTTGATTTTCTTTGTATTTCCTGTTACAGTTTCTTCTTTCCCGATAACAAAGGAAATATCATCTTCTGTTACGTTGAATCCTTTTGTCTTGATGTGCTCAACAAGGATTTCTTTGATTTCCTCTGCACAAATTCCGATTGTAATTTCCAATGGTGTTACCTCCCTGGTTTGTAAACTGGTGGCATTGGTTGCCATGCAATGACTGGATAATATGCAAAGCCATATGCTTCTACGCTTCCCCATTTACCGTTCCCTAAATATGTAAGACTTGTTGGAAGAACAGCTCCCTTAATTGTAACCGCATATTCTTTCCAATCTCCCGGGGGTTCTTCCTTGTTTGGTTCCGGTGGCAAAATTAAATCTGTTGGAAACCACATATCCGCAGAGCTGTAGGAACAAATCAGTTCTTCAACTTTCTTGATTGCATCATTCCATCCTTTGTCGTACTTGCATTCCTGTTCGGAAGGTTTTGGCTTTTTCAGTTTGTCAAGTGTTTTTAAGAATATTTTCATGTGTTATTTTTCCTCCATAGCTATCACATCGCATCCAATAAATACCAATTCCTCATGTTCACTCATTCCATAGCCGACAGATTTTCTTCCTACTTTAAAAAATACATTATTTGTATTGACCGTAACTCCTTCAGTTTTTTCCATATAATCAGAAACAATAGCTTTCAAAATATCTTCATTTAAGAAAGTCTTTTTTTCGACTATTGGATGTTCTTTTGGCATATATTCAAGCCATGTCTCTACACCTTTGTATTCTTTTCCTAGTGTGTCAGTCCATTCGCCATTTCCAGTATATGCAAGCATGATGATTTTTTCAGAGTTTTTCAGCTTTACATAATACAAACATGCAGTATCACCAATTGGGGGTTCTGGAAGTGAGTCATTTACTAAACACCATGCACTAGGTGAAGGAATTGTTTTTCCTGTTTTACGGTCTACATGCTCCTGTCCTTTAATTACATAGTTTCTAAATTTTTTTGGCATTAATTTTCTCCTTTCAATTATTCAGTCGAATTGTTTTCCTTATCATCTTCAACTGCTTTCCAAATACAATCCATAACAGATGCATAATCAAGCAGTATTTCTCTTTCTCTGATGTTTCTTCCGTCTTTTTCGTGCCAATCTCCTACAATATAAAGTTCTGCATTTGCGGAAAGAATATCTGTTTTCATATCCCAGTATTTAATATGGATTTCATAAGCTGCGTTTGCAGAAATTGGATTTACATAAATTCCTTTTGTTACTTCTTTCCAATCTTTTAAGTCAATTGATACCATCTATTTCTCCTTTCAAAATGGACATAAGTCCAAATTAACTTCTAACCCAGGCGTTGCGATATGGACGAGTGCATCAGCACCAGACGTTTCTTGTATCTCCCTCAAAATCTGTTCCGGGTCAGCTGCTTCATTACTCAAATGCACCAATGTTACTGTCCGTAATGCTGCCGTATGGTTCGTATTTACTAAGCTTTTGCAAGTATCTAATGAACAATGCCCTTTAAGCCTGTGCGTGTAATTTTCGGCTGTTTTGTCAACCAATTCTCCACAATAGTTGCACTCAATAACCAAGTGGTTCAGTCGCATTGCTTTGAAATTGTATCGGCAAAACTCAAAGTCTGTCATGTACAGTAGTTTTCCCATTTCTTCATGTTCCACGATATACCCGTAATTGAAACATGGAATAAGTTGCCCTGTGTCCTTATCCCTTGTAGTATGCGGCAAATAGAACGGCATTACAGTGAACGTGCCAACCCGGAACGGTCTTTTCTCTGGAACTCCTTTCATCAATTCGCCAGTGATGATTTGCAGATGTTCCACGGTTTCATCATTGGTGTAAATCTGAATGCCTAAATTCATCAGATTTTTAAATGATTCACGGTGATCACCGTGTTCATGCGTTAGAAGCACGCCAGAAACATCACTTGTTCTGTAATCAATAGCTTTCAGAATGTCTTTGTATTTGCATCCGCAGTCAAGAAGAAGCATTTCTCCGCTGTTGGATTTCAAAACATAGCAGTTTCCATGTGTACTCCCTGTATTTACTATTCTCATGAACATTTTTCATCACCTCGCTTTCTGTTTATTTGTAGCTATTTAAAATTGAAGAAGCAGTTTCTCCAATCATATTTTTATCGTCCTGCTGATATGGAGGAGCTCCGCGCCATAATTCTTTCATATCTTTTAAATCTGTAGCCACCATTGCGTCCCTTATTAATTGAAGCTCTTTAAGCGATAATTCCACAGTCACAATGGAATCCCAATTTATTTTCTTTCTTCCTATTTCTTTCATACTTCATCATTCTCCGGGAACTGAAACACAATGTTTGCAGGCTCGAATTTCATATCTGGGCTGTTAACCATGGTTTTAATGATTCCGAAACCTCTTGCAGCCATTTTTATGCATTCTTCGTAATCATCATCGCTCATTTCAATGTTTTGTGCTAAAAACATTCCTGCATACACTTTATGCAAAGCTTTCATAGCTTTTTGGGCTTTTTCATCTGTCGAATAACGAGCCATGACTGTTCCTTTTTCACCTACCATTGGCACATATGCTCTTATGATATTTCCAGTTCTGCTTAATGATGTGATTTCATAAGGAACATCAATTTCCCCATTCTGACTTGCTAATCTCATTCCTACTCACCTCCGAAAAACGTTTCTCTCATATCAACAGGCTTATATTTTTTATGCATTAAAGCTTTGTTCTTTCTGGCTCCCTGTGGGTCATTGCAGACAAATGATTTGCATATCTCCGGTCTAACAGGGTAGATTGAACATTTCTCTTTTGCCTTATCGTCCATCAGAAACGGACAGGTTAAATCCATTAATGAAGCAGTGAAATTATGTCTGCATTCCTTGATATGGTGTTTGCGAATGTACCACTTAATCTGTTTGATTTCCTTGGATGATATCGGTAGAAAATTTGAACAACACGAACCGCATTCTGAACATTTCCCATCTACCGTGAAATCATAAAGTCCGCTGTTCATATTGCTTACAACTTCTTTAATTGTTTCAATTACACTGCTGCTCATATCAGTTTTCCTCATTCACGACAATACCGCCGTGGATAATAACTCTCTTTCCGTCAGAATCATCAAAGTAAACTTCATTCTCTGATTCGGAAACATCAAACTTTCCAGACCAGGACTTAATTTTACCGCCGTTGTAATCGTAAACAGTTACGGTACGGTTCAGACCACCGTCAATATCACTAGACAGTGATTTTAATGATCTGCTACAGGAAGAACAACCACTAAACATTGTGATTGCTGTAATCCCTGTGATTAATACTGCTGTCTTAATACATTTATGCTTCATTAGTTTTCTCCTTTACTCTGTGAGTTGAATTATTAAGTTCAGTATGTTTAATACAATACTTGCAAATAACATTGGTTCTGCTTCTTTGGATTTAATAGCATAAACAAAAGTCCATACCCACCAGAAAAACACTATTGCAAACAAGATAATAAGCACAATTGTGTGAGCTGCCATCCTACATTTCCTCCTGGCTCATAAATGACGGAATTTCTGTTTCCACTGGCTCTGCTGCCGGGATTGGTTCTTTCTCCGCTGTTTTTACGGTTTCGGCTACGGTTGGCTGCTTTGGCTTTTCTTCGATTGATTCTGGCTGTGGAATGAATTCTTCTACATTGGCATTCTGTTCGATTTCTTCCTGTACTTCCCTGTACGTAGCATCCATCATGTTATATTCATAAGCCTGCACCGGATTATCCCATTTCTTAGGAATAGACTTCATAATGTTGTTTCGCATCTTACGAATAATCATTGATTCTCTGGACTGTGTTTCATAATAAGACGGTGAAATATACGGTCTTAATTCCTCACAGTCAATGATTGCTTCCAGTTCTCCAATGTCAGCAACCTTTTTCATGATTTCTTTTTTCTTTGTTTCAATTTGAGCTTTCTGCGCATCTGTAGCTTTATATCTGTCTGCACAAATTCCAAAAGTTTCATTCTGGAGATTATTCTTGATGTGTGCTGCAAGATTCTTCAAAACATCTGCTCTTTCGCATGAAAGATATTCAATGTGTCCGTCCTTGTATTGAATCGGATATACGATACGAACTACTTTGCCTACACCAGATTCTTCCCATTCTGGTGGCGTAATTTCTACACCTTTATGTCTTGGTGGCGTATATTTGTCTCCCTCTCTAACTTTCCAGTATGGAAATACTTTAGCCACATCGACACCATATCTACTTACAAGAGCGTCATTTCCATCGCCCTCAATCGCAAACTCGATTTTCTTCTCCCACTGTGCCAGCTTCCCTTTTCCTGCTACGTTTACGTTTCTGATCTGGAAGTAACACTCTCTCGGTTGCGCATTTGCGTTCAGTTTTAACGCTGCTACTTTGCTCAGAATGAATTTAAGGTTAGAGCCATTAATTGCTTCAAAACTCACTCCACTCTCATGCACCATCTGGAAAATAGATCCCATTGCCGCTACTACGCAATCTTTTGAGTAGGAATCAAATTCCATTCCTCTTGAAGTCAAATCTCTTTCCATTAAATCAACATACCGATTTGTATAGTAGGAAAGCTGTGTGTTAAATGTTGCTACTTGTGTGTTTTCTGCCATTTTAATTCTCCTTTTCTTTATTTATATGCTCAGTGGCATATGAAACAGGATGAAATAATTTGTCCTATGTTGAATTGTAATTTCCTGTTCTTTCATTAACTGTTTTATTTTTCCCTGTTGTGCTTTCCGGGCATTCACCCGGATTCATATGCCACCGATTTTTTATTTACTCTACGTGGAATCTTCCATAACCGCTTGTTCTGCCAGACCCGATGCCACATCCAAATCCTGCAAGCTGAATAATATTAACGATCTGCTCAATGGAATAAATATTATCTACATATGCAAGTTCGATTTCTGCTGACCATCCGGTAAATCTGTTTAAATGTACAAGAACAGGTTTTCCTTTCTTTGGTGACATTAGTTTTTCGTCAATGTAATGCTCAGCAAACTTAATCGGTATTAAACCTCCTTTGGCGATAATATTTACTCCAGCTTTGAACTTTGTACTATATGTATCAACCCCATTTCTTACAACAGCATCGCAAAAACATTTCAATAACCCGAATGCTGTAATGCAAGGTGCATTGTTGGTGAGTGCATCAATAAGGCCTTTTTCTGAGAAATCTGTAGGTTTTCCATTGTACCAGTGAATTGATGTAATGATTTCTTCCCATACATTTGCTTTTTCAAGGTTCTTTGCCTTGTCTTTTCTCTGATCAATCAGTTCTCTTACGGTCACGTCATTCATCTTATTGAGAACTAAGTCTCCGTCTCCGATGATTGTGACTGTTGCGTGCTTAACGTTGATTGCCTGTAACTGAATTCTTTCTTCTTTTTTAGTTTCCATAATTCTTTTCCTCCGATTTTTTAATAGTTTTTATAGTTTCTGTTTGCGCAAACATTCAAGCAGATTAATCCACAATAGTTTAATATAAATATAATGTTGTGTTATGTATTTTCGTATGCCGTACTGTGCTATCCTGTAATGTATTGCGAAAGTAATCCGCTTAAATCTTTGCGTAAATTTCAGATATGCTTAACTGACAATAGAAAATGTCTTATAGTGTCCTGTATTTTTCTGTAATATGCTATCCTATATTTTGCTTGCACTGTAGTTAGCTTTCCTATTCTTGGCAGATTCTACTGCCAGTTAAATACATCTGTGTTGAATGCTCGGTAGGTAACATGAATTGTCCTATAGTGTCCTATGCTGTCATATACTGAGTTATTCTTTACTTTCCTGTGACACTTTTCATGTCACCTACCCAATATTCAATTTTTATTTGGATGAGCCGCTTTGCAGACGATATAAAAGTCATATGTTGTGTTCTGTGTTGTGCTGTTCTGTCTTACACTGTTCTGACGATTTATACCGCCTACAAAACAGCCCATCCGTTAAGTGCTGTGTGTATTATTCTGTGCTATTATTTCCTGTTGTAAGAATTTTTGTCCTATAGTAAGTATTCACAACACTTGTCACTCTGCATAAGTGAGAATAATTTTGATGTAGTTTATTATATTGTCTTTTGTTTTCCTGTTTTTTAATGTACTATGCTATCCGCTTATGCAGACTGATAAATGCTGTGGTTTCCTACGCTCATAAACCTGTAAAATAGGTAATTATAGTGTTTTATTGTCCTGTCCTATACTGTTGTTCTGTGTATCATATTGTGCTATTCTGTAGTTTCTGCCTGTTTTACAGGCGTATCAACGTAGAAATTTCGCCGCTACTGCACTCATAAGCCCGTAAGAATAAGGTGCTTTGCTGTGCTCTGTGATATTATGTATTGTCCTATTTAGCAATATAATGTGCCATAATATAGTTTGATTTCTTCCTACTCTTGCAGGCATATCAGCACAGTAGCGGCATTCATGTTTAATTAATCAGTTCCCAAACTTCTTCGTATTCAGAAATATTCTGGTATTTCTGCTTCACTGCCAGAAGTTCATTTCGGCAACGCTCTAAAAGTGCTTCGTATTCATCCGGCTGTTTCAAAATAAGCTGTGTTGGCTTATATCCGCTTTTTCCATCTGTTTTGTAAAACACTCGAATTGCTGTCGGCTTTGGCTTGTTGTCAATATCCTGTTCCACGATTTTTAACTGACAAACTATCTGTCTGGCTTCTTGGATTCTGTATTTTTCAGCTGCTATGGAATCATCCCATGTAAAGCACTTATGTAATTCTGTACTTTCGTCCCTTGCTTTCTCAAGAATCTGTTGTGGTGTAGCTGATTCCATCTGATCGCAAATTTCCATGATTTCAGACGCACATTTTGTAGCATCTGCCTTGAAAAAATGTTTTCCCCATGTTGCTGTTAGCATTTTCCCCTCCTGTTTGTCAGATTACTTTCAAATCCCCATCTGTCACTCTTAGCACAATCATCTGCCTGTCTAACATAGGTATCCTGCTTTTGTCAATGCTCTCAGAATCATCAATCCAAAGCGGAAGATTCAGCCCATTCATTTCCTGTAATCCATTCAGTAAATCAACCTCGCAAAGAATTTTGTCGGAATGATTTAATCCGCTATTGTAGTCAATTCCATTGCAGATCATCTTGCAAGTTTCCACTGGATTTCCCTCAATCGTGTAATCAAGGAAACTAAACTGGAAATGATGGAAAAATGGATTGATTTTCTCTGCCAGTGCCTTATTCTTCTGAATTGAGAAGTTAAGAACGGTGTCAATATTCTTTTCAATATCGGCTTGTA